CTCTGACAGGTCAGCGATGACTTGTTATTCAATCTAGAGTGGAGGTTTGTTTATGCCTGTATTTGAGAGGAGACGCGAACGTGGTGCAGCCAACGTTATAAAGTTGGTTACTGGTGTTTTGCGGAAACGCATTTACCCCAGTAAGACTATCGTTGAAGAACGAGAGCTCTACACCATGGTCCCCATTGACGCGGTTAGAGAGATAACTTGGGATCAAAAGAACCCAGGACCTCCCTTCCGTGCTGGGGAAGACTTCGCAAATATTAAGAAGTCTCCATTCTCTAACGAGATACGCGGACACCGCGTATATTCTACAAATCCACAGTACCGGTTTTCCGGTTCACCGTGGTATGAATATACCGGTGGTTTCGTTCGCCCTAACTACACTTGGCCGATGTTCGGACTTACTATGCCGAATAACGATCCTTATGAAGTTTTGGACGACGGCGCTCGTTTCGCGTCAAATGCAGACCTCGGCCCGGGGTTCTTCAATAGAATGAAGCCCCGTCTCGAACGTGTTGAAACTGCGGTCGCCCTGGCTGAGTCCAGGGATCTTCCCGGCATGTTGAAGCAATCTTCCAAAGGCTTTCATGATATATGGAAGTCGATGGGAGGAAATACTTCTCTCAAGCACGGGCTTATGTCACCGAAATCGGTGGCCGACCACTTTATTAATCATCAGTTCGGTTGGAAGCCTTTCTTAGATGACCTGGATAAATTCCAGGACACCCTCCAAAATGCCGCTCAGTATATGGACAGAGTGTCCAAAATGAACGGCAATTGGATAAAGAAAAGGCGTGCCGAGGAAACCATCGTAACAGATTTACCATACACCAGCTCATTAGAGCCGGGCATCCGCCCTTGGGAGGATGAGGTATTTAACCCTATGTGTAAGCCTGCTACGCAGAACGGAATGCTTGTTTATGGTCAATATGAACAGAGAGTCTTAAGTTTTATAGACCTCTGGGCAGAAGGATCATTCAAGTATTACCGTCCTGAATTCGATAGGAGTTTACGTACATTTGACTCAAATTGGAGTCAAATGATGCGTTTAAAGAGCCTTTTTGGGCTCCATATAAACCCTAGCGTAATATGGAAAGCAACCCCGTGGACATGGCTCATCGACTGGTTTTCTGATGTCGGTCAAAATATCGACACCATAACCGATATGGTCGGTGATTCCATGGTCAACTCGTATTTGTACCTTATGCAGCATAAGAAATATTCTTTGCGGCATACTGCTAATACCTATTTTTGGGACCAGCAGCTGACGTTATCTTGGGATCAAAATTTTGAAACCAAGCAGCGTGAAAGGTACAATCACCACTTCGGATTGAACCTGCACGTGCCATATTCGGCACGGCAATTAGCCATCTTAGCGGCCCTCGGGATATCCCGAAGGACGGACATAAGATGATCGCCTGCTAGATGAACAGAAGATAGAGATGAGATCCTATCAACTGCTAGTAGGTTAACCCTCATTAACTCAATGGAGGTCAACCATAATGTTCGCAGACCCACAATCGGTCACCGTTAATGCAGTTGCTCAGTCTATGCCGCGCGTTTTGATCGATGGAAAATCTTCCACCTATCAGAAAGCCGACCAGACGTTTACTTTGAGACTGTCCCACCTTCTTTCGAATAAAAGAATTCGATCGATGGCGAGGATAGATCAAAGGGCGATCGTAGCCGATCCGCTTACTGCGGAAAATGACTACGAGACGCTTTCATTCTATGTCGTTGTTGACCGCCCAGAAGTGGGCTTCACATCGACACAGGTTGATCAACTCGTAACCGGACTTAAGTCCTGGTTAGATTCGACAGCGGTTGGTAAACTTTTCGGACAAGAGTCTTGACTCTTATCTGAACAGCCTCTTCCGCCTTTTCTATTCCACTTCACGTGGATAGATGTCGTGGTGATTCCGATTGCCTCGACTTCTAAAAGTCGGGGATATGTGAACATCGTGGCTTGAAGTTGTCCCCCTAATTAAGGAGGTAACTTGAAAAGCAACGTAAGTGATCACCTAGAGGTGGCACAGAGTATCTATATAGATGCCTGTGCTAAGTGCATCGCTGATGTCTCTGATTTACGTGACCTAATAACTATTAAGTCACGGGTCAAAAATGAAGGTTTATCGTTTTTAACGATAACCTTACCCAAATTCTCTCGAGACTTCGAAAGAAGTCTGGAGATAGGGTTTATAGACTCAACATGCTTCTTGAATTTCAAGAAGAATGGGTCAATCCCTGCACTTTTGCAAGGTATGACCAGTCTGATTTTTGACCGTGAGACTGGAAGGATTAAAGATGTGTTACCTAGTGATGTATCTGTTGTTGTCGACAGTGTTCGGCAAATTTGCCTTACATTTGAGAAACAACAAATTGAGTGTACTCCAAAAAGAGTACAACTCACACTCAGTAAATACAAATTTATTGAGCAGTCCCTTAGATCGTTTTCTGTACCGACAGAAGATGCAAGTGAATTTTCAAATGTATCTTCTGTGCTTTGGGGTAGCATGTTGGGCGATTTACGCTTTGATATGCTGGTCCCTCGGCACGGTCCCGGTGCTACTGCCGAAGGAATTTCTGGTAATCAGAAATATTCTTGGCAATATTGGCACGAACGGCTCGAGCAATTTCTTCCTATAGTTGAAAACGCTTATTCTATAAGTGCTTTCACTGAGGGTGAAATCGAGAAAGTTACGTTCGCTATGCCAGAACAAGAACGCCCTGTTAGGGTTGTTACTGTTCCGAAGACGCTTAAGGGTCCAAGAGTTATAGCGATTGAGCCCGTTTGTATGCAATATGCACAACAAGCGGCCCGATCCTATCTTTACGATAGAATCGAATCATTCTGGCTGACTCGCGGTCATGTAAATTTCCGCGATCAGAATATCAACCAGAACTTCGCTTTAACTTCGTCGAAAGATGGTCGTTATGCAACTATCGACTTATCTGATGCAAGTGACCGTGTTCCACGGGATCTTGCATTAGAAATGTTTCGGTCGAACCCGGATTTCCGGGATTTTATCGATGCATGTCGATCGACGAGCGCTGAATTACCTGATGGCTCAATAGTGAGTCCATTAAGTAAGTTTGCGTCTATGGGTAGTGCTCTGTGTTTCCCGATAGAGTCGATGTATTTCTACACTATATGTGTAGCGGCTCTATTGAAGAAACGCAACCTTCCGGTAAGTCACAGGAACGTATATAACGTATCCCGTGATATCTACGTTTACGGTGACGATATAATCGTACCCGTGAATGAAGCGAATGTGGTGCTCGATTACCTACAAAAATACAATTGTAAGGTAAACAAGTCCAAGACATTCGTAGAAGGAAACTTCCGCGAATCATGTGGGCTAGACGCCTACGAGGGTGAATTGGTTACTCCAATCTATCTTCGAAAGCTTGTTCCGAAGCACCAGCGGCAAGTTTCTGAGTTAATATCCTGGACTGCAACTGCCAACCTCTTCTATTTGAAGGGTTATTGGCATACTGCAGATCTACTATTTAAATCAGTAGAAAAGATATTAGGGCCTTTGCCCTATGTCTCTCCAGAATGCTCAGGACTTGGACGCGTATCCTTGCTTGGTTACCGTTCCGTCGAAAGATGGAATAGTAAGCTCCATCGCTTTGAAGTCAAAGCCTGGACTCCCAGGCCAGTCTATCGCAGTGACAGAATAGACGGATACGCGGCTCTACAAAAGAGCCTCCTCAGGCTGGTTGGGTCCTCTTCGCGAGGATCTTTCCAGCGTTCTGAGACACCACGGCTCCTAGATCCTCAACGCCCAGAAATGGGATTCGGGGATGCAAGTGTCGTGGACGCTCTTAACCTAGAGCGGTCTGAGCTGCGCGGCGCAGTTGCACTACAACGCCGTTGGGTGGCCCCCCAATAATGGGGTCTTTGTGGCTTAAAGCCACTGGGCGGAGACATTCTTTGTCCCTGTAAAGGGCCTTGGAATGGCAGTGCATCTCCGCCC